TTTCAGATGGACAGTATTTAGTTGAATATAAAGTTTTAGATAATAAATCAGATGATGTTTTACCTCGCAAGAAAACAATTTGGGCTATGGGCGTTGAAGCAGTAACAGCTCGAGGCCACCGAAAGTTAGGGGATTTAAGTCAGCTATTTAAAACCCTTGAAGGTTGTCAATACTGTGTTACCCATTCAGAACTTAACCCAGGTTATTCCACCATTGGTGTGTTAGTTGAACAACCTGATTCACCTATTGAGTTAGCCGAACTCATTGAAAAGTTAA